TGACAATCTCGGGATCGTGGAAGCGCATGCCCCACCGTATATGAAAAACGAAGGTATTGGAATACCACTCATAGCAGGTCGTAGCTTCCGCCGGGCGGACGGACTCCGCCACCATCGTTCGGCGGCGCGGCCGCGGCAGGAGTGAGGACGGAAGCGACCGAATGGCGATCGTTGATCTGCGCAACGTCCGAGAGATTGGTGGTATACATATAGGTCACGGCCCCACCGGATCGGCTCGGCTGGTCGTAATAGAAATAATAGGTCGTGTCATAGGCGAGGCCACCGATCACACCGCCGATGACGGAAACGCTGGACGTGGGCGTCGTGGCATAGACGCGGGTGTGATTGGAGATGGTGGCCTGTGCCCCACTCCCGATATCCTCCGCGCTGATGGTCAGCCCCTCGACATAGCTGTTTGCCAGTGCCGTCGCCGCCGCGGCATCGTCTGCGGCCCCTGTGGCACTGGCAGCGGCCGCATTCGCCACTGCCGCAGCGTCCGTAGCCGTATCCGCTGCGGCAAGCGCTATCCCCGCTGCCGCGAGGGCCTGTGTCGTGTCGTTGGCATTGGTGACCAGCGCGCGGAACGCGTCGTTCAGAGACCGCAGCGCGGAGGGTGTCAGCCGCCCCTCTTTGTCCACGAACGACAGGGACGCCTGTAGCGCGGGGATGCGGACGGGGGCTATTGCCATGATTCACCGAACCTCATGCCGGAGATACGCACCTTTACCGGATCTGTGATCTCAACCCGGAATGTGCGGAAAGGCTCGCGGACCTGACCGGTTCGGTACAGATTGACGATATCTACCGGGGCCCGAGCATCCATAACCTCGGGATATGCGGGGTAATCCTCCCGCCCATCCTTCCATGAGATCGCTACCTCGCAATCTTCCTCGCATCCGACGCCAAGCGAGATATTCGGCGTTGCGCCAGGCTTTCCCTGGAGTGGCAGAGAGCCGGACACAGCGCGGCGCATAGGGATCCCCGCATCGGTCGAAATGCTATAATCCAGCCGCCAGACTGCGCCGGTCTCAGACGACCCGAGCAACGTCCCCGTGGCCAGTTCCGCGCTCACATGCGGCGCCCATTCGTCCAGTCCCTGCGTCGCGAATTCGCACCATTGCTGGGTCGATGCGTCATATGCGAAACTGCCCTGCCCCGGAATGCGCAGCACATAGAATTTGTGGTCATCGAGCCCAAGCACAAGCGCGGAAATGTCTCCGGCGCGCATCCGGATCCGCTCGGAAATCCACGGGCTACCAATGTCGATCGGGCCATTAGATGTGCGATAGACGATATTATCCTCGCCGACCCAGACGAGGGCATTATCGAAGCGGCGCACCGTGTCGCGGAACAGGCACCCGCGTTCGAACTGCCGCCCGGCCGCTCGCTGGAACGGCGCATCGGGATCGCCGGTCGATTGCCACACCTCGATCGATGACACCCCGAAAAACCAAAGCTCGTCCACCAGGCGCCGTACCGCGATCAGTCCATCCGGCGCGCTTTCCGCTGTCGCGAAGTCCAGCGCATCGATCTCCGTCTGGCCCGGCTCGAGCCAATAGAAGCGGCCCGATGGCGTGGCGATGATCTGATAGCCGTTGATCTGGTCGACATCGATCGCGGTATATCCATTAGGCAGCAAAAGCGGCTCGACGGTCGTACCATCGTACAGATAGGCATCGGGGGCCGTCACAACGGACAGGATGCCCACGCCGGGCGAGAATGCTGCAACCGGTCCGGGCGTGACGGCCCCGAGATCCACCGTGGCCCCTTCGGTCACGGAAAGAAGCCGCCCGTTCGCGACCCCGAATGTCATGCCGGCGAATACGCCATCCTGCCGATACATTCCCCGCACCGGGCCCGGCAGAGTGGCATAGTCCACCATGCCCGGCCGCTGCAGCCGCATCCATTTGTCAGGGGAGGCACCGGATTTGTCCTCCTCCAGATACATGTTTACCAGCTCGATTTCCGGCTGGAACGAGTCCGTGCGCCTGTAGGCGGAAATCCCGAGAGGTACCGGCGGCATTCAGCTTCCGGCCACTGCGATCAGGCTGAAATTGACGCCGGAAGCCGCAGGCGCCGACGATGGCGTCACCGTTGCACCTCCCACCGCCACCGAGATCCCGAGCACCGTCACCGCGGCAAGCGTATTTTCCTGAAGACGAAAGCCCTTGATCGTGCAGCCGGCGAAGTTCGGGCCGGACATGATCCACGTCTCCACCTGAAACACGATCGGCTGCGTACCTCCGGGCGTAATCGCAGTGATGAACACGCCGGGCTGCGTCGCGAATTGACGGGTGAAGGTCATATTGCCGGACAGCCCGGAAGCATTCAGCGTACCCGCCGTGACACTCGACAGGCGCGGATGCTGGTGGTTCATCGCCTGCGCCTTGGTCTGAGTGCCGATGGCGCCCGCTGTGGCCTCTGCGAGCGGCGCAGTGTCTGCGATAAGCGCGCTCTGGATCTGGTCCATGGTTAGCGAAGGGTTGTTGATCTCCGCCACCTCAATATTCCGTGGCAGTATATGCCGAGGCGGCAACGGATGCGATGACGGAAATCGCGCGGCTGGTCCTGACGCGCATCGATGCACCCGCAGCCAGCGTATAAGTTCCCGCCGTTCCGATCGCCGCGGTCCCGCCGATCTCGTTCACGCCGAGCACATTCGCGCTGATGTTCTGGATCTCGAGCCCCTTGCGCGTCGCCAGTGCAGGCGCGAGCACGCTCGCACTCGTCCCCGCCGTTCCACTGCGATCGGTCCCCGGCGGGAGTGCCGCGGTCGTCGTGGTGACGTTCTGGGTATTGGTCGTGTTGTTGACCGCGTCACCCGTCGCGCCATCCACCATGAAGAACGGTTGGGCGACTGAACTGGGGGAGAGAATCGTCATCGGCAATCCTTACATGTAGATGCCGCAGACCTCTACGGCTGGCATGGAAAAGCGGGTGGTGAGAGCGCCCTGAAACACCTGAGCCTGCCGAACCGTGAACGGGCCGACGTTGCCGGAGAACTGATCCGCCAGCTGGGCCGCAAGGCATGCCTCCAATCCATCCTTGTCGCGGAAAGAAAGCGGCGCCTCATCGGTCAATTCGAGCGCATACAGGCCGATCCAGAGCTTCTGGTGCCCGTCATAGATGAAATCGTAGGTGTCGCCGGTGAAAGCGTCGTTGATGACCACGATCGAGCAGTCTCGCGGCGTGGTCTGGTCGTTCACGCCCGCATAAAGCGGGTAACTGCCGTAGATCCAGCGATCGGTCCAATAGACTGGATTCTGGACCGTTTCAGGCAGTGTGATCGCAAGCGTGGAGGATTGATTCCGGAAGATGCGCTCATTGCCATAGGCGGTATAATCGGTCAGCGGGATCACGTCGCGCAACCGCCCGAACGTGCCCGTATTGATCCACGCCCGGTACATGCCCTTGAGGCTTTCGAACGCGTCGTCCCGGTCAACGGTTCTGGCCTCACGCCCAGCCGCCAGGACGCCAATCTTGCGAAGGGCGCCGTTGATGGTGGCGAGACATGAGGCCATTGCCGGTTACGCCTTGTGCTTGGCGAGCAGGGCGCGCAGGTTCGCGAGACTGGAGCGGCCGTCGTATTCGATGCCGTTCAAATCCAGCTGCTTCTTTACAGCTTCTCGCTCCGTGCCCTCCTCAGGATCGACCTCAGGCGGCTCCTTGCTTTCAACCACATCCTCCTTGCTCTTGGAGAACATGGCGTTGTTGCTCAGTTTGCCGATGATTTTCTCGTCATCGACCTTGGTGGGCTCACCCTTCACGAACCGAAGCCCGTGATGGGTGATCACCTGTTGCGCGGGGTCTTCGTCGCCCAGCCAGACGAACGAGGCGCCCATTATGCCGGCTCCTCGATATACCCGAAGATGTAAACGACGATTTCGCCGGTGCCGTTCAGATTTGCGCCGGCGATGGTCGCGTTGACGATATTGTACTTCGGGTTGAGGTAGTCGATCCCGGTGGCCAGCGTCATATCGGTCTTTCCGGCCGTCGTGATCGCCGCCGCGGCGAAATAGCGATCGACATCATCCGCATCGCCGATATTGAGGGTCACGGACGCGGCGTTGGTCGCATTCTTGATGTATCCACCCGTGACGCGGAACCTGGGGTGCAGCTTGAAAAGCTGGATCACATCGCCGATCGAGCCGGCGCCCGTGTACGATGCTCGCTCACATTTGATGGAACGACCGCCCATACCGGGACCCGAAACCGGATAGCGAGGTGCGGTCATCTGGAGGCTCTGGAGAGTTGCCATGATATATTCCTTTCTCGCCTATCAGGCGTCTGCGACGGCAGCGGTGATGATCTCGACCACGCCGTAGTTCTTGCCGCCCCACGAGACCTTTTTCTGGCCCGTGAGTTCCTCCATCGCGACGCCGGGACGGAACTTGTAATCCCGGTCCATGTCGCTCTGAGGGGTCGGGCCCTGACCCCATGCGAGGGCAACGGCGCCCTGACCGCACAGGAAGTTGCGCGCCACGTCGATCGTTCCGTTGCTGATCACGCCCAACTCGGGGATCTCGCGGATGATCACGCCATCCCAGATGAGATCGCCGCCCTGGAAGATCGGGTTGTCCAGCCCACGTTCGCGCGCATCGCGATTGGCCTGCTGCATGGCCGTGTCCGCCTGAAGATCGCGGAATGCGAGCGAGTTGGCGAACAGAACGAAGTATTCGCGGCCATCCTCCAGCCGGAAAGGCCGGATATGCGGATCGGCATTCTTCGCGAGGCGCTTGGCCGTCGAGATCAGCGAGGTGCTGAGCTTGTCGTCCGTGTTGTCGATCGTAGCCAGCGCGGTAGCCCACACGCCCGAGACCGAGTTGGACCGAAGCTTGCCCATCATGATGCGGTCGTTGTTCGCGACCAGATAGGCGTTGCGCTGAGCGGCGGTGGCGTTGGCATAAGACACCGAGGTGTCAGTGCCGGCGAGGCCATTCTCATCCGCGGTGCCGGGGATGATGATCGAGTTGAGCGCCGCGATGATGCGGTCACGCAGCTTCTCCGCGCGCCAGTCCTTCAGGGCCGCCTTTGCGGCGCCGAGCAGATCGAGTTCGGTGAGATAGCTGGTGGACTTGGGGACGACAACGCCGTTGCGGATCCAGTTGATCCGAACCTGGTCGTTGAAGTTCTCCAGATCCTCCTCATTGCCTTCGAGGACTTCCGAGCCTTCGACGCCACGACCCTTGAGCCGGCCGAGCAGCGGGATATTGACGATGCCGCCGCCCTTGCCGTCGAGATCGCCGAGGATGCGAAAAATCGCGTTCGACTGACGCGACATATAGGGGGAAAAGCCGCTTTCGCGGATATATTCCTTCCAAAACGTATTCGACCAGACCTGCTTTTGACTGGCGGTCGCGAGAACAACTTCTGCCATGATTCCTTATCCCGGAAAAACAGCATCCAATCCTGCGAGCTTACCGACTGGAACATCCGTGACCCCACCCCGTGAAGGGGCATTGACCAGGCTTTTCGGCGGCGGCGCAGGACGTGATGCCTGTTGCTGCGCCGGAGCGATCACCGCGACCGCGCCGGGTGCGGTTCCAGCCCGTCGCGCAATTTCCCGCTCCACAAGCTCGTCGATGGACGAGACGTCGGTAGGCAACTGCGAAACGAGACTATCCCGCTTGTGCTGTCGGACAATGAAGTCGATCGGATGGGGGTTGCTCATGTATTGCGCGGTGAACGTCGGATCGGCCTTCGCCTTCTCCATTGCCCACTCTCCAGCGGCTTTCACCGCCTCATCGCCATATTCCCGGCTTGCAAGCACCTCGCTCATTTGGAACTTGGTGTTCAGCGCCTTCTCCGTGGCAACACGCTCGACATATTCAGCCACTTCCTCCGGCTTCATGTCGTAGAGATCCGGAGCGCTCTTGGGCTGGGCGGCTTTCGCCTCCATATCTGCCCGATAGCGCTTCAATTCCTTCAGCTCGTCGCGTTGATCGAGGAATGTGGCCAGAGGAACGGTCTTGTCCTCTTTCACCGGCTCGGCAACTGGCTGAATGACTTCCTCGGCTGCGGGGGCTTCTGCCTCCACAATATCAGGCGCTGCAATTACCTCGGGCGGATCTTCCGCGTTAAGGTCACTGAAAACCTGATCAAGGTCGTCCATACCGTCTCCCTACATGCAACTCTCGTGTGCATCGTCCGAACAGCCCGCTAGCTCCGGCTACAAGCCCCGCTCTTACAGTGAGCAGGCAACTGATACGCCCGTTAAGCCCGGCGGCGGCTATTCGCGAAGGGTATCAGAATACCCGCTACCATTCAAGCCCGACTGCGATGGCGCAGGTTGGCGGAACGGCTCCAGCAATGTCTTCGCAGTCCGAGCCTCGATCTCAGCGGCCTGCGCCTCGTTCTCGCGCGTCTCGCTGGCGGTTTTTGCCATGTCGGCTGCCGCCTGGCCCTCCTTGAAGCTCGCCAATTCCGCCTGCATTTCCTCGATCGCTTGCTGGACCTCCGGCGGAATCTGCGGCCCCTGCTGATCCCGCGCGGACTTGATCATCTCAAGCACGCGCGTCTTGTCCTGCATCGGCGATAGCTCGACCATAATCTCAAATTGCGGATCAAACACACTCAGGCCGGACTGCACCAACGCAGTCAGATCGGCGAAGACCTCCTCCTGGAGATTTGCCGTGTCCGGCGTCGTCTGGATGATGATATCCATATCCAGTTCGGCGATGCGGTTCGCGATCTTCTGGACCGGCTGCCCCATCATCTGCCCTGTGGTCGGGTCTACGGCGGGCTGGCCAGTAGTGGGATCAATCACGGGCTCCAAAACCGGCGCGCCATTGGCGTCCGTCTCGAAAACCGGATTGCCCTCCTCATCCACCACAGGCTCGTTGATCTGGAGGAACTTCGGCGCCTTGGGATCGTCCGTCACCCGCACCCATTTTGGCGCGGTCCAGAACTGTTGCGCGCGGAGCCACATCTGCCGGTAGCAGCGCACTTCCCAATTATCGATGCGGCCCATCGGGCGGGCAAGCTCCGTCATGCCCGCCTGCTGCAGCACAAGGCGTTCACGGCCCGACGATGCGCCCGCATCCCTGCCCAGCACGGCCGGCGTCGGCGCCATGCGCTGGAGCTCGCTCTTGGCCTCCTGATTGCGGATCAGGTTTGCCTGGGTCATGTCGTTCGTGGAGACGAGCTGCCAGCCTGCAGGGATAACGCCATCAGCCCTCGCCGCCTCCCGGCGCGCGGTATCGGCATCCACCGGCGGGGCGTTCAGGTCCGTTTGCTGGATCTGCCGGCTGTTGCCCAGATGCAGGCTGCGCGACCGGCTGGCGTTGACCTCATCCTGAATCGGCAGCATGTCGCGCACATGGCCATAGCGGTTGTTGTCCCGATCCACGGCGTAGCTCACCGCCTCTATCGGGCAGATGTTCGCGCCCTTCCCATCAAGATACCCCGTCAGGTCATGCTCAAACACGCCGGCCGCACAATAGACGCAGCGATACCATTGCCCCTCGCGCAGGTAGAACAGCGTCACCACCAGCAGGCGCCGGTCCTTGCTCGACACCCACGGGGACATGTTCTCCGGCTTGTCCTCCCACGTCGGCTCGATCCCAATGCCGCCGCTCTCCATGGGGTCGCCCATCGCCGCATACCGCTCGGGATAAGCCTCGCTCACGAACTCGGTATTCAGCCACTGTGCGAATCCCATGTACGTCGCATCGGCGAAATCCCAACGCCTGGAGCGCGGATCGGCAAAGAACTCCTCCCAACGGATCTGATCCGCGGTGATGTTATCCCCGTCGCACTCGATGATCGCGGCGCATGTTCCCTCGATCCAGTAGTTTTCGGCGCAGTCAAGCTTGATCTCGTCAAACTCGCTCACATCAGCGATGAACCGCAGCGTCTTGCTCGCCACGTCGCTTGCGTCGGTGTCGTTCGGGTTGCGCGGGAATGCCCTTGGGTCCGTCTTGCTGCCCTGCATGACGCCAAGGATGCCGTTGATCGCCGGCCGGATCTGGTTGGTGTAGATCGGCGGCTGTCCACGCATCTTGAGGATAGTGCGGATCTCGCTGTCCAGCTGCTTCGGCCCATCGAAATAATCGCGGTCCTTCTGGGATTTCAGCCTGGCCTCAGCGCTCATGTCACGCGAGCGATCGAACTTCTTGCGCAGGTCACTGATCTCGGGCGGCGGATAGAAGAACACCGGCGGCGACTTGATCAGGCCCTCGGGATCGAGCGGCAACTGGTCCGTCGCGACGACGATGTTGGGATCGGTGATCACGCCGCGTTAGCCTGGCGCATCGCGGGAGCCTCGGTGTAGTTCGGGTTGAGCATGACGATCACGAAGCGCTTGCCACCGTCGAGCATCGTCACAGCGTCCGTTTCATATCCGACGCCCTCCAGCGCGGTTGCGCATCGGTGGCCATGCTCAATGGCGGTTTCCTCGTTGCGGAGGGCCTCGTTACTCAGCATCGCGCAATTCCTTCAGCTGCGCCTCGATGGCTGCGATCCGATCAGCATATCCAGAGCCCATGGCGCGTGACGCTGCCAGCTTGCGCTCCAAGGCTTCGATGCGGGCGGCGCGCTGTTCGGGTGTCATAGCGGGCGCCTCTTGCGGTTCATGTCACGGAATCTGGCTGCGCGCAGGAAGCCCCGGCGCATCTTTTGGAGGCAGCGCCTTTCGGGTTGAGCGTCCATCACATAAGCGCTGGCTGCTTCCAAAGCGCGGTTCATCTCTCTGAACTGCTCGGCAACGGTCGCGCTCTGATGCGTGAGAAGGGCAGAGAAGGCTTTGCTCATGATCGCGGATGGTAACGGAATACCGCTCACATCTCAACCCCAAGCCGTCGCGCCATTGTGAGCAGGCTTGCGGCCGCGGTAATCGGTGGGGTCTTTCGGCCGCTCAGGCTGGGTCGGTACGATCGCCGGGTGCGCCATGTCGAGCGCGCGGCCGATCATGCCGGCAACGTCCACCTCATCGTCATGCTTGCCCGCCGGGAATACGAGGAACTCGCTGATATCGGCGCCGGGCTCCATGAACACCTTGCCCATCGCAGCGCGCGCCTGGAACCCTCGGGCTCGCGTCGGTTTGTCGTGGATGCTCGACAGCCATTCCAGCCGGCAATGGATCTTGCGCTCCAACATGCGCCGACGCAGCATCGGCTCGATCGCCTTCTGGATGACGCCGCCTTCACCGAACCATGCCAGCGGTTTCCACGTCTCGATCAGGTTCAGCTTTTCATCGATCCACACGTCCGAACTGGTCTGCCCGCGCCAACCCGCCAGGCGATAGATATTCCCGTCCGAATCCACACCCCAGACGCGATGAACCGTGTAATCACCACCCTGATCGGTCACGGCATAATCGCTCGTCCCATAGATGCTCAGGCGCGGCCTGACGGTCCATTCCTTGAACCATGCCCGCTGGAAGTATGTGCCTTCGTCGGGCTGGGGGTTTTGCATGTACAGGGCGTGCCAGTAGCGCGGGAATGTATTCCGCTTGATCCGCTCCAATGCCTCCAATGGGTATTGCTCAGGCCACAATGCGCTGCCGTCGCCCTGGATGGCCGGCAGCTCCACAACCTCCCAAGTGTCGCCCCCCGCGGCTTGCTGCTGCAACAGTCGCCCCTGTAGATCGTCCTCATGCAGCCTATGCCCAATGATCACGATTGCTCCACCAGGCATCAGGCGGTTGTAAGCCGTGCCGTTATACCACGACCAGACGGAATCGCGCGTCGTCTGCGATTGAGCGTCCTCCATGCTGGCAAACGGGTCATCAATCAACATCTTATGGGCGCCGCGGCCAAGCAGCGTGCCACCAATGCCGACGCTGTAATAAATACCACCCGCCGATGTGTGCCACTTGCTCTTAGCCGAGCTGTCCGCTGCCAGTTTGAGATCGAACAGCGCGCTATACTCGGACGAACCGATGATCGATTTCACATCGCGACCGAAGTCGCCTGCTAGATCCGCTGTGGCGCTGATTGAGATGAAGTCCTGCGTTGGATTGCGACCAAGGCTTAGCGCGGGATAGCGCCTTGACGCCAGTTCGCTCTTGCCGTGCCTTGGGGCGGTGAGCAGCATCAGGCGGTCTACATCGCCGCGCTCTACCCGCTCTAGTTGCTCTGCGATAATTTTGTGAGGATGGCCGACTTTGTAATCTGGCTTCGTGTAGCAGGCGAAATCAATTAAGTGTGATCTCGCCGCTTTCCTCCGGGCCATCTCCAGCTTCGCCCGCGATCGCAGCAAGTTCAATGTCCGAGAGTTCGGAGATGTGAGTGATCCTGCGGACAGAGACATTGGACGAACTCAACCTTGCATGGAGGTATGGAGCGCAATCTCGCGCGCGGTCGGCGGCTTCAGCAACATCTCCTGATTCATATTTGATCCGCATGTCCTCAAGCATGACCTCCAGCGGAGTGATCTTAGCCTCTGCCATCAGCTTGTTGGCGATCTCCCTGGTGCGCACAGTGGCCGATCCCACCTTGCGCCCTGAGCCCTTACGCTTGCCGCCCATTTCAGCCATGGTTAGCATCCTGATTGTTTTCAATCAAATCCGCGGCGGATGGGATCCCTAGTTCATATGCAGATGGGCGGCCAGCGGGCATCAATCATCCTCCCGCATAGCTGCCACAAGGCAGCGCAGATGTGTTTCAAACTCACGCAGCTTGTACTCCCTCCAGAGCCGCAACTCCGCCGGGTTAACAGGGTGTCTGGCGAATGTCTTGTTGGATATCCATTCCTCGTACCCCCGAACCAAAAAGGCCGCCTCCCTTCCGAGATAGTCGAGCAACTCCTTGCTAGAGGGCGGCCGGGTGGCCGCGCAGAAATCCGGATCGGGATGCAATCTCATCAATCGTCCTTTGTCGGAAGGCGGCTAACACCGATGAAGCGAGGAGCATCGCCCACAACCAGCGGGATCTCATATACCTCCACATCGGGATAGCCGTTGCTTGCGATGGCTTCAAGGATCGGCATGCCGCAGCTCTCAGCAAAACTGCTGATCTGGTTCGGATAAAGGAACATCGAGAACATCAGCGCGACCTTAGCCGCTGGTACTCAGCAGAGGTGATCTCTCCTGCTTTGATTGCGGCGCGGGTTGATGCGTCGTCTCTCCGACTGTCACGCCCGATAGCGGCAGCGTTGGCCGAGATAGCTTCGATCCCCCCCTTCGCGTTATCCAGAGCCATGATCACCGCCTCACCAGACCGACGACCAGAACGATCGCGACGATGATGATGAGGAACACGAGCGCGTTTTCGATGGTCATGTCCGATCCTTTTCCCATTGCTCGAGCACGAGATCCCTTACGGCGCGAATTTGCGCGGCGATCGAGAGAAAGGCGAGTGTTGCGAGGATCATTTTCCCTGTCCCGTGATGATGCGCCCGATCTGCCAGCCGACGCTGGAGACGAATGCGTTGAAGGCTCGGCGGAGGATGCGGGTCATGTGCGGATGATATCCCTGTTGCGTGGGATGCGCAAGGGGCGCACGGGCC